TGAGCCTATAGTGTTCTCTTGGCGCAAGTGAGCGGCATATACTGAGCCTTCCGGCTCGCCTTGTACGTTGGTTGGCAATTGGGTATATCCGAACTTGCTAGCATCTGGCGTGGTTGATTTTGAAAAGTCATCAAGCCAGTTCGGTGCTTCTTTCTTTTCAATCATTATATAGCCCTCTCACTCTGAACCTTCACCGCTTCACTCTCATGCAATTTTTGTGCAAACTTGGTTGCCGCTTCCTTTGATTTAAATGCTCCAAGATGCTTTTTTGTTTCCTTAAACTGATTAATAGCCTCTTTATCTGATAATTTTTTACCATCATCGCTAATCGTTGGTATCACAAACTCAAGCCCATCTGCTTGAACGCCTATCGTATCAACCGTGCTTATCTTTCCATCGTCTCTTTTAACTCTTGGCCTATTGTCTAAATTAATATTGCCAGGGATTACAGGTAATACTGATTCACTATCTGGGCTTATTCCCAAATTATCAGCTTCTGATATTGCATCGCGTGTGGGCGCGGCACCGGATGCCTTGCGTAGTGAATTGAGGATATCTTCAATCCGCCCGTCATTGCTCTCAGCGTTTCGGTTAGCGATGTATTGCAAGTATTCATCTTTTCCACCAATCCCCAAGATAACCGACCAGGCTGGATATTTCTTTTCAAGCTCTTGCAGTTCGTGGCTTCGTTGCTGCGTTTCTTTCTGCTGCACGTTCATTGCATACTGTCTGAGCTTGTCATCTATTTGTTTGGTGGCGATTCCTGGCGCCCACAAAGAAAGTTCCTGAGGCTGAAAACGCGCCACCTGGTCTGTCTGATTAGTAACATCTTTAAGCGGTACCAGGTTATTGAACTTGTCATAACTGCCCAATACATAGTTAACCCCATTAGAAAGCCTTGTAGTCGCGCTTGGAATAAGTACCACATCAGATTCATGTCCATTTATTTTAATCCTTGGCAGCTTGCCAATGGTTATTTTTTTAAATACTTTGTCCTGCTCATCCTCATGACCTGTAATGGTTTGCTTAGGGTCTGCCCATTCCACGGTTGGTATGCCTAGCTCTGGGTGTGCAGCTCTTACGGCATTGGTTCGATTGATATAGCCCTGCACGCTTGAGGCCATTTGATTTCCAAATGCATTACCCACTTTCGTGATAGGTAATTCCTTCTCAGGCACGGCATTGCCTACATAACCCTTATCAAAATACTTGGATGTTCCCCAGCTTCTCATTGCATACTTTGTAGCATCGAAAGCGGCTTGCTCTGAGTTTGACGAAAGATAGTTAGCCCTGAATGTATCCTCAAACACCTTAAGCGCTTCACCTGAACCGAATATCTGAGGCGATAACCCAAAGGCTTCTTTAAATTTATTCTGAACCCTGGGCACCCCGTTGCTATCAACCTTTTCAAAAGTTCTATGATAGGTGTCAACCCGTGCGGCAATCTGTGGCTCAGTGGCATTTAACACTGTATTTATTGCAAGGTTGGCTGCTTGTTCTGGGTCAATGCCACCTTTGTTTAAGGTGTTGAATAGTGTGGCTACTGCAAGTGGTTGTCCTGTAAGGTCAACGCTGTTGGGCTGTCCTTGTGTGCTTACCATATTTTTATAAATCTGCGCAGCATAGGCCGTTTGCGCTGGGTCTTTACTGGTTAGCTGTCCAGCCATTACCGAATCAAAAGCAGGTACGTTGGTTCCCATTGCTGTTTGTGGTAGTCCGCTTGCTGGATATTGGCTTGTTCCTAAAATGCTTGCTGACATCTCTTGCAGGTTCGCAGGTTGTCCGGTCTGTTTCTCTTGATCTTGGATTGCCGTTTCAAACATGGCATCACGTTGCGTGCCACTGTTCCAGGTAGGGCGACCACTTAAAATATTGGTTTCGGCATTGATTGTCTTTGATGCTGCTCCCATCTGTTTAGCTTGAACCGTGTCAAGATAGGTCGTAGCTGAAAGCTGTTGCGGCACTGTCAGGTCAGGATAATTAAAAATGTCTCCTGCATCCTGGATTGAACCTGTATCTATGCCACGCTTAACCTGGGCAATCTGCTCTGCATTAACATCGTTCTTAAGTCTTTTGTGTTCCTGGTCAAGAGCAACAACCCCTTTGACGGCATCTTGCCACACGTTATAGGGTAAGTGGTCTTTGTTATCGGCAAGGTTTGACATGAATTGCGCGGTTGTTTTGTTCTCTATAGCCTGGCTAAAGCCGCCCAATACTTTATCAATCTCCTGGTGCTTCTGGATATCCTTTTTTAAGTGTGGCGCAAGTCGTGCGATGCCAGCATTCATAGTTGAATAATCATCAACCGTTGCATTAATTTGTTGGTCAATTGCGGTTACTGTTGCGGTGTCTCCTGCAATTGATGCGTTGCGTCTTGCTTCCAGGTAGTCGGTAACGTCTTGCTTTAGGTTCGCATTGGCCTGCTGGTTATCAAACTCTATCGAGTGTTGCAGCATATTAACTGAGGCATCAGCGGATAGCTTATCAATGGCCTGTGTGAGCTGTGATTTGACCTCTGGCCTGACATTCTTAAGCAAGCCTGATTTAATTCCTTCAAGGGATGATTGAAATTCTTTAGGTGAATTGCTGTTAAACTTGGCAGGGTCTTTGCTTTTGGCCAGAGCCTCATCAATTAAAGTCTGAGCTGATATAACCGTGCGCCTTGCTTCTGTGCGCGTCACAGCATCGTTATAAGCTTTTGTAGATTTGGTAAAAGGCATTGTTAAATTTTCGGGGGCGTTGCCGCTCTCGGCATCTAATGAACCTTGAGTTTCTGCCTGACCAATTGCAACCTCATTAAGTTTATTTGTAATGAGCTGCCCGACTTGAGCCGTGGCATTACCTAGCTGTGATATTCCATTCCCTGCACTAACCTGCTGAATGGGTAGCGTGATACTTCGTTGCTGGGCTTCTTGATCAATAGCCATGTTAGCCCCCTTTCTTAGAACGTGGCATATTTAAATTGATGCCGTCAAATGCGGATATAGCACGGCCTAGGGCTAGCGTGTCTTTTGCTACTTGCCTATTTGATATGTCAGAATTTGCAAGCGATGTTTGAGTATCAGAGACTTTAACGCCTGTTTCAATAGCTTGTTGGTCTTCAAGGAACGTCTTATAGGCTTGTGATCCGAACTGTGTAGCAAGCGAACCGCTGCCGCCTCTCATGGTTGCAATTGATACTTGATGCGCCAGGGATTGCCTAAAGTTTGCGGCATGTATAGCGCCTTGTGCTGCTGCCTTATTATGAAACTGTGCCTGGTTAAGTTTTAGGGCTTCCCGTTCCATGCGTGCCTGGTCTGAGTTGTTCTTGGTTGAGTCAAAATACCCACCAATTGCGCCACCTGCTGCCGCTCCTGCAATCGTTCCAACACCTGGAACAAAAGAACCTATGGCGGCTCCAACTGCAAGCCCTGCGGCCTGTCCGCCTGATCCTGCCATTATGCAACCTCCACATTGTATCCAATTCCAATGATAGTCATCGGACCAGGCTGCGATTGTGTAATAACAAACTGCTGCCTCGGCTCCCAGCTACCACGGGGACAAATTTTATAAACGTCCGTCTGTGGTGGCACTGACTGGCCTAGTGTATATGCACCCATGTGCATGTTTGGAATGTTTGTTAATTCTGGCAAGAATCCTGCTTGAAGATAGAGCGAATCCACATAATCAATATATAAATCCTGCACGTACTTCTCAGCATACAGACTATCGCCTTGTACCGTTGGGGCATACAAAGGCATAGGCACAAGCAAAGGTTTATATTGCAAACCAATTTTTGCCGTTACGTCACTATTTTTAATCGTTGTATTGCCGCTTGCATCCACAAAAGATGAACCAATTGTTGCACCGTCTGTGATTGCATAGACTTGCTGACCTGCCAAGTGTGTCAATCCTGTTACGTTTCCATTGTCATCTGATACAACGGTCTGTACTGAGTCCATGTATTCGTCAAATGATTGGCGCTCTAAATACAATCGGCTGGCGGTATTGATTAATACATTATCAACAACTGGATTTGATACCACTGCGGTACTGTCAGCTAGTCGCTTAATCCTAATCCAATACTGGTCTTCAATTCCCTTGACATTATAAGGCGCCCAGTTAATTGCAGCGTCAAACGTCCAAGTAATGTCACCGTTTTGAGTCATGCCAATGGTGCCATCGGTTACGGGGAATAAATCCCAGAATCCGTTTGCGTCCAGGTACTCAAATTGCAATTGGCAGTTAGCCGATGCCACGGTATTAAAATTCATTCTTAATGCGGTGAATGGCGCCTGGTTGCCTATTACAATGTAATTGTCTTGACTCTCAAGCACTCCAACGTCTGAGGCCACTGGCGCGGATGAAAAAACATCAGTCACAAAGTATTGAGCACCAAAAGTTGGATCACTCAACCAGGCATAATCTAGTGTCTGCTCAAAGCTTGCGCCTATATTAATTTCACGCTCAGTGACTACGTGAGTTTGACGTCCTTCTCCTATCACCTGTCGGAAATAACCCCGTGTGTCTCTGAGACTCCAAGCGGCTACGTTCTGACTTTGAAGTGTGGAATATAAAAGCATGGTGCCATTGTCTTGGGTCGCTAAGTACAGGCGTGATGATATGCCAGCAGGTTCCCAAGTGGCGTTTGAGTTCATAAAGTCAACCAGGTTATTTGAAAGCATGGTCGCTGGGAACGTGATGTATTTACCATCGCCCGTGCTGTACATAGCTTGCATTACCTTGGTTCTGTCTGAGGATATAAATAAAACTTGGTTGTCTACTGTGCCAGGCTCAACGCTACACGCTGGGCTTTGATTCTGTGGGGCAAAGTATACGTTGTTAATTGTAAGCGGCTGGTCAATCAAAGCATTCTGAGCAAACATTTTATTTGCTGTAGTAAACATGATTGAGTCATCAGCAACGATTGCTTGAATGGATTGCTCACCCTTGCCGTTAAACGTCACACTAAATGCTACCTGGCCATCAAGGTCAGAGTCATCAAAGTTATCAAACACCCCAGCCGTTGACAGGTTCGCCAGGTTCTTGACAGCGAGCGAGCGGCCTAGCACTAATCGGTTTAAGTAGAATACGCCTCGTGCTGGCCAGCCACGGTTTCGGCTAACAGGTGCGGTGATTACGTCTGTATTCCAAAGCTTCTCAGCAAGGCTTGCCACCTTATTTCCTGGAATGCTTGTGGCTGTGAATGCGTCAATAACGGTAACGGTTGCGTTTGTGCCACTGGCCACGGCTATGATTCTTCCGGTTCCACCAACGGCACGAAATAAACCACCCACATGGTTTGCAGTAAATACCGCGACACTTGAGGTTAGTGTGGTTGTGCCTGTCAATGCGCCCAAAGTAAAGGTAGATGCTTGGTAGCTTACAGCCTCATTGATAACGGTATAATCATAGGTTGGATATATTCTAGGTGCGAATAAAACAAGCGTCCATATGGCACTTGTTGCACCTCTCCTAAGCTGGGCTATCTGGTGATTCTCTTGCAGGATAAGCACCCTATCATGGGATGCTGCAAAGTGTATGGTTTGAATATCAGTGCTTAAATAAAAGGTGGTGAATACAGTTGCTTGTAAGGTGTCGGCATAATAAATATCAAAGGCTACGTTAACGTCTGACTTTCTTAATAGGATTGTATAGGTGACATCATTGTCAGCGTCATAAGTAAAATCAAACCCTCTAACCATTAAGGGATCTTGAATTGGTACGTTGCCATTCTCACGGTCTACAATCACATCAATATATACTGAACCTGGGGCAATCGTTGCCGCCCCTGTCCATAGTGCAATCATATTCCTAAGCGTGCGTGCGCCCTTATCATAAATATCAAGGTCGTCACGGGCTAGTAATGTCGGGTCTAATTCACCACGGTTAAAGGTGTTATTGATTGAGCGGATAGTCATTAATACCCCCGTGTTCTGTTTTGGTATCTCACATCAACATAAGGGTTTTGTCTGAACGGTAGGGTCTTAGAGTTCTGAGCATCAGCAAAGAGCGCTCTTGATTCCCATGTAGTTAATCCCTTGGTGAGTCGCGCCATCATCCGGTCAGAGTTTGTAACGGATGCGCCCAACAATGTCGCCAAGTGAAAAGTAATGTACATGCTAAAAGGAGACAGCCATTTTGAAACTGGCAGGGTGCGACCGAAAACAACGGTTATTGCTTGGTTGCTTTTTGCTAAAATCTTATTGCCAAATACTTGATAGGCAATGTTTGGGTATACAGCTTGCACCATAAGACACTCTGCTGGCAACTCATAGTAATAAGTCCATCCACCAAAGGCAGGCGTTAAAGTAGTTAGTACACCAGATTGCTGGAAGTCTTGCGCAAAGCGCCATCTGTTCGAGCCAAGTTCTGCTGATACTAATAACTGAAATAGTTTTAATCCATCAGTGGCTAATGCCCCTCCACCATCAATTGTATTAACCGTTTGTTGCTTACCACATAAAGTGATTGCAAGGGATACGATTTCCACCTCGGTGGTTGGTGGTGAAATTTGTTCTGGCATAGTGTCACCCATTTAAAAAAGGCGGCCTGAGCCGCCCTAGTGTTGTTTACACGGTTGGTATTACCTTGAACCATACATGAGCAACTAAATCAGAGTCACCAGTCGTGAATGCGCCTGTGATGTTAGATAAGTACAATCCTTTGTTTACACACGCTGCAAAGGCTTCTGCTACAACTCCTGCATTAAATACTAATCCAGTGCTTGCCGTAACTTGGAAGTTTGCAGCAGCTTGAGTAGTAGATGCAATTGTTCCAGCACCATGAACAGTTGAATCCCATTGCAGGGCAGCTACTCCACCAGCAGCAAATGCAGCAGATCCATAAGTCAATAGTAATTGACATGAGACTGGAACGATAAGTGTATCTGCTCCAGGTGCTGCCACCAATTCAACGGGGGCTGCGTACATGCCATTAAACTCTGCTGCTGTGATTGGTACAGCTACGTATTGTAATACATCGGCTGCAATCTTATCGCTTGTCACTGCTGCATCAGCAATTTTAACTGTCGTAACAGCGCCATCAGCAAGCTTGGCAGTAGTTACCGCCAAGTCATCAATGTTCGCTGTGCCAACAACACCAGTCGCTGCAAAAACACTAACAGTAACATTGGTGATAACCGTTGTTACGGTGTACATTGCCATAGCATCGTTTCCAACGATAAATATTAGGTCATTAATTCCTAATGGGCCAAGACCAAGCGTCAAGTTAACCTGGAATGGATTAAAATAGGCGCTTGCCGCAATCGTTGCTACTGTTTCATTAGAGCCAGTCAAAGAGCCGTTGTAAGTCCATATCTTTGGAACATCATTGTTAGCCGATGTATTTACGCGAGCCATGTAGTTAATGTTAAACATTATTCAATCTCCTAGTTAAAATGCGTTAGAGTTAAGGGGCAACTGGGTCTAGTGCGAACTGAACTTGCACCAAGCCTTTAGGGTCAACAACAACCGCTCCAGCCTCTAACCACATGTTGATTAGGTAAGAAGTCTTGACATTTTCCCAAGATATATCACCGCCTAATCGTTCACTAGATGCAAAGCCCACAGCCATCTCATTGATGAAATAAGCATTACCCACAGTACCGCTAGAAGATACAGGCAAGCCACCTTCTAACATGTCAGGTATTACAATAAAGTTCATACCTAAAAACACCATACCATTCATGCCGTCACCCTCTAAGGCGTGGCGTTGGTTGTAAAGTGAGTTAGTGATTTGCTTGATTTCTAACAATTGGGATTCGGCTTCCGCATCAATAATGACAGTACGTTTACCCATGTTCGCTGAACGCTTACGCAAGAACTTGTGAGCTGCTAGCAATTTGTCATAAGTAAAGCCAGTGCCGCCAGTGTCATCAACCAAAGCACCTTGCAAGGTAGTTGGAGTTAATGAGTAGCTTGCGCTGTCGATTGTGTCAATTGTGATTTGGTCAGAACGTCTACCAATAGCCCAGGCGCAAAGCTTGGAATACTCATCCACAGCATTAACGGCAAGTTTGTTTTGGAATGAACGGTCAGCATATTCAGAAGCATACCAGTCTTCAATAACCGCTTGAGCATCTCTGTTAGAGATATTCATAGGTGTTACGTCATCCTGTGGCGCTTTCTGATTCGCCATGCCTTGGCCGAATACTGGGAAATGAACTATAGAACCTTTAGTACCTGTCTTAGTTCGGACGGCATTCTGTAATAGAAAACCTTGAGATTGGAATTCTGCGTGTGCATCTGAAAGGAATTGTTGGATTTCAATTTGCGATAAGGCTAATGACATGATTTCGACTCCGTTGGTTAATAAACAAAAAATTAGCTCTTGTTTACGTCCAAGTTGTCCAATCAGTCAGCCAGGCTCTTTGTTAAAAGAGTTATCCAGCCTATTTCGGGCTTGTGTAAATTAATTCAAGTATAGCACCGAAAAGGCTGGAATCAATAGGCTAGCGCCCTTTTTGTCTAAGCTCTCTCGCCACTGCATCACGGTATCTTGATGCCAGTTGGTTCTCGTGGTTTTTATCTGCCACTCTTGTTCCTGATTTAAGCTCTTTACGATAAGTAATTTTATCGTTCTCGACTTCTTTTGATGATTCAAATTGCGCGGCATTGCCTGTTTGATTTGGCACGTTTGTACTTGGTGCGGCCATCAAGCGCAGGTTATTAAACATCTTGAAGTCTTGAGGTGACATAAGCCAATTGTTTTTAATGTGGTCTTGTTCCTCTTTGCTCATGGTGTCGTTCATCCACTTATCAACCTGCTGGAATGTATGAACGTCTGTTGTAGTAAGAACCTTTTTGAGCTCGGCTTCCATCCCTTGAACCATCTTTGAATTGGCTTGAAAGTATTGGTCTACTAGATGCTTGAAACCATCTTGAGATATGCCCATCTCTTTTAGTGCTGGCATGATGCTCTCAATTAATGGGTCGTTAGCTTCCACCCCTTCCATGCCCTCGATGCTGTAGTTCTCTTGAGGGCTTCCCCAGTACTTACCCATCTTTGATGAAAGCTCTTTGTATCCTCTGGCCTGGTCTTCTGCTGTTTTAAATTTGTCAGTCATCAGCCAATCAGGAGTTGCAGGCGCTGCCGCTGGTGCTGGCTCTGCATCTGTTGGCGCGGCTGTAGCTGGTGGAACGGCTCCTGGGTCTGGCGCAATCGTGTCCTCTTGAGGCGCTGCAACTGGTGGCTCTACGTGTCCGGTTTGTGTTGTAGGGTTATCGTTATTATGCATAGCGTCCTCTATGATATGGGTTTAGTTTGGCTTTTCCGTTTTTCCATGTACGACTCTGTAGGCTTCTCTTTGGCTGCTGCTTGATTAATAAAATTCTGCATGCCTGCACTAAATGAGCGTATCAATTCGTTATGCCCTTCATTAAAAAAAGCCCAAGAGGGATCTCGATTTGGATAGGCTACCGGACTGCGAAAGTATTTATTCTCCAAGTGTGCAAGCAAGCGCTTACCCATTGGATTTTTATAAAATACTTCATAGCACAGTTCATTAAACAGGACTTGCCATTGCTGGTTCATCCTGTCTTTTGTATTCTCAAAGGTTGATTCTATATCATTGGGGCTGCTGCTCATCTATATCAACTCCTTCTTGTTCTGCTTGCTGTGTTGCAATGTTACCTGCGCCCTGTATAAGCTGTTCAAGCTCTTCACGGCTCTTAATGTTTCTGATATCAATACCCTCATTCTCAGCAATGCCTTGAATGACATTAACGGGATTAAGTGCGCCTGTCGCTGCTTCCTCACCGACCATTGAAGCAATAGCCTGGTAGAATCCAACAAGTGCGCCTGTTTTGATTTTGCCTTTTGAGGTCATCAAAGGAGTCTCGAAAGATAAGCCTATTATCTGGCCATCTACTGAGATTAATTTGTTTCTGATTTCTTCTGGTATTCCTGCAAATGTCTCAGGAACTACTTTGTTAATAACCCATAGAATACGTTGAATCATTGGGATAAAGAATTCATTTTGAAGCCGTGGCACCATGGCCGCAAAGCTCTCAAGGTTTTCTGTGTAGCGAATCTCGGCCTCTGTGGCTGTTCTGTTTGGGGCGTTAACCTGACCTAGTGGCGAGCTGTACATTAGTTCATTCACTTGCTGCCTAAAGTCATTGACCAGTAGCGCATTGAATTGAATGTTTCCTGATTGCTCAAATGGCTTGATAGGCCATTCACCCATTATCATTTGCACAGGAATAATTGAGCCAGGCAACGGGGTAAATGTTTCTTGATTAAATGCTGAGTCTGAGGCTGCCATATACATGGGGTTAGCCTGGAATGCTGCGGCTATTAGTTCGTCTTCAAGCGCTTTATTAATGGTTGCGGCTGTAGGAAATGCGTCAATACTCGGACCACGGCCACGTACTTCACCTGTAAGCCTTCGCATGCGGTAAACAATCCAAGGCCAAGAGCTTGATTCTCTGTGGACTAGAACCTCTTTTGCTTCGCTCAATACTACATACTGATAGCGGTGTGCGTCATCGGCCTCGTAGTCAATCCATGCACATTCCCAAAGGGTAACTTTGTCATCAGGCTTTTTGCTTTTGAAGCAATCAATCTTTGCATCCTTCCACATGGGCAAAATGTTTTGGACTCTGATTTGATACCAGTCACGAAACACCCCATCCACTTTGCCCTCGGCATCGCCTTGAAACATAATATGGCTTGCTGGTACGGATTCAAATTTAAGAGGATTCTTTTTGTTGCCCTCATTAACGGCCACCACACCAGTGGATACCACACAATCTTGCAAGCTTTCGCCTACTGCAAGATAGAAGTTTGAGCGGTCAACCAGTTTGAAAAAGTGATCTGTCATTCGTTGAGTTGCGATTAATGCTTCTTGGTAAAGCCCTGTATCTGGTTCGCCAAACTGATCACCAGGTACAAACTTCACCCACTGGGTGCCTTGCGGTACCATGCTCATAAGCATTTTATCAGCAAGCTTTTTGTGGGCAATCATGAGGGTTAAATCATAGATGTTTGCATTGTATTGCTGGCCAGGGGTTAGGAATCCAGCCAGCCCATAGTTTTCAAAGGGGTTATAATTTGGCATTGCATAATGATAAGCTGTCTCAAGCAAGCTGCGCCACATATCAAGATTTGCCTTGGCGGCGGTTCGCATAGCAACAATCCTATTCACATCAAGTGCAGGTTTGTTTGCCGCTTTTACATCAGCGAAAAGCTTTGTGTTATCACGCTTTCCTAGCATCTTCTTGATATTAGTCATCATTATCCAATTACTCCTGAACCACCTAATGAACTACCTTGGTCAGTTTCAAAGTAACCACCACCACCTGCGCGAATTGATCGCATGAGAATGCGTTGAGCCTTTAGCTTCTCTCTATTATTATTCGCTTTCTCAAGAGTGGTATTAGCGTTTAACTCTTGTCGAGCTTGTTGTGCTTCGGCTGCTGCGGCCTTGGCTTCCCTTTGTGCTGCGTGGACTTTATGTCGTGCCATTCTATCACCTCAATGTGAGTTGGTGTATTCTTTACAATCATATTGTACAACTGAAACGGTGAAAATACGAAAGGCCAATAAACGCCAATCATGTATTGCATCACACTAACACAAGATATCACGCCAGCCCTTGGATAAGCCATTCTCACGTGAGGCTTTACGTGCAATTTTAATATTTTAAATGTGGGGTTTTGTTGTTTGAATGTGGCCATAATATCCGTGCCATAAGAGGCAGGAAGAATAGTTGTATACATATCGCTTTGTGAGGGGTCTGTACATGTCCAGCCTAGAGCTTGGCGCTCAATAGCATACACATGCTTAAAACCATCTTTAAACATCCAGTTAAGCGGATACGGTGTATCCATAAACACCAGGTGAAATTCCCTGTAAGCGTCATAATCTAACAACAATTTGAATCACCTTTTTTTTATTATTCCCTATAACCTTTTCTTTTAGAACCTGGTCATCTTTGGTTACAGTTATCTTGCTGATTACGGTGCTAATGGTTCCCGTAAATAAGCGGTCAACACGTCCTTTGAGTCCTGACATTAAATACCCTCTTCGTCTCTCCATTCTTTTTGCTCAAGCTCTTCAAGCGATACAGGCAAAAGACACTGTGAGCATCTCATGTGTAGCGCATTTTGCTGTCCGCCCTTGGTCATCCATCCGGTGACTATGTAATTATGAACCTTGCATTTCGTCACTTGCTCTTTACGCTCTTTTTTCTCTGCTGTCATTAATAATGCTCCTTGTTGGTGTCCTGCGCCAGGACTCGAACCTGCGCTTGATGTTTTCCGTAGTCATTTCAAAATGTCATTTTTTTATTAATAGCGACCGGAACCGGAACCGGAACCGTAACCGGAACCGTCACTGGAACC